AAAGTAGTAAGCACGTCGCGCATATGCAACGGTTTATTTGAAACCTGGCTAACTACGCGCTTTTGCTGTTGGGTAATCAACAATTCACCGGTATAATTGTCGGTCATAGACACAACATCTTTCAAGGAGAAACCATCAAAAGAACCGGATTTGCGCGTCTTGCCGGAAACAAAATCAGCAAATTTTTCAGAGTCTAACATCTCATTCAATTTTTCATCGAATTTGTTGATAGTCTCCATTGATAAGCCTTTCTGTTTCATTTTCTCGATGCTTTCACCCAAATTCTTGACCTGTTCAACGAGGATTTCGTTGTCCTTGATAAGTTGGGTAAACTTTTCACCATCGTAAGCTTTCAACAGATTGTTGACTTCGGTGAACTTTTCAGTCACCTCACTGGGGGAAAGCATACCCTCAAGAGATTTGTTCATGACATCACACATCATACCAGCGATGTTTTCCATGAACGACTTCTGCTCAGTCGGCAGATGGTCAGTTTTCAGATTAAAATCTGATACAGTAAATTTCTTTAAAGACATAATTTTTTTTCAATTTATAGTTCGACAAAGCAATCATTCAGAGTATGGAAGAAAGTGCTGGTATCAGCGGCTTTCCCTGTATCAACAGTTACTTCATTGGCTCCTGCTGACGGGGTCTGAGTGTCATTCAACGGCTCATTGCCACCTTTAGGTGAAGTATCTGTTGACTCATCTTTGATAACTGCATTACTTTTATAGACTCTTGCCCAACAATGAGGGCAACGTACATAATTCGAAATATTATCCATAGACTTAACATCCAGCATTTTCTGTGTGTCAAGAATGGCAATAACCTGTTCCCGGATTTGCGGGGTGAGCTTATTCATTTCCTCACGGACAATATCCTCTGTAATCCACCGGTGATATTGCGCAGCAAGCTCTAACACTTGCTGAGAATAAGTTACTTCTGGAACATCATCATAGTTAAACTCATAGCCACAATGTGGACAAGTTACTATAGGAGCACCACTAAGCGCTTTTAGCATTAAATTCAGTTGCATATCATAAGCATTTAAACGTTCGTCAGAATACCTGAAATGGAAGGACTTCCGGATAAACTCTATAGCATCTTTTACCTGCTCATTCGTGGCAGACTTAATATCAACCAGAAACGTTTGAGGATTACTCCCCCATGCGGTCAAAGTCGAATATTCTCCCATGAACCATTCTTTTACTTTTCTTCGATCTGCCTCATCACGCTTTATCGCTTTGACACCGATAGAATGTTCAAGAGTTCTACCATTCTCAGCATACAGTTTGTAATCTTCCAAAGTGTCGCGCCCCATCTGTTTTTTGAGATTAATCTGCCCGACCATCACAAGATTATTTTCCTTTTCTTCACCAGAAAGAGGAACACCTAAGAGTTGGTCAGTTCTATGGTTTAAGAACCAACGCATACGATTAAAATTCTCTTTCAACGTTTTGTTGAAAGAACCAGGCATTGAAATATCATCCTGTGAATCCTTAACACCAATGCCATTAACAGCTACTGTAACAACACCTTTTTCATCAACATCATTTGCCTTCGTTTTGCACAGAAGGTTTTTGTAATTCTCCATCTACACTTTTTGTTGTTAAGTTCAACATCGTTTTAACTTTCTCTATTTCGTCAGGTGACATCTCGTATATGAGTTTACTATACAGCGGGATTTCAACCTTACTTTCTCCTATTTGTGCTCTCCAGTCATTCAAACAGATAATACCGGAAAGGAATTCTTCACGACACCTCTTAGAGATACTTGTGTTAACCGTTTCTGCCTCTTTCTTTCCTTCTTGCAGACAATCGACATGACTGAAATCACAGTCGATATAAAGCCCATCGGATTCAAGCCCCAAGAATTCAGTGATATCTTTGCAGAACTGACTACACATAGGTATGATTATAGAGCTATACACGTTCTTCTCAACTGTTTTCTGATTATTAAATGTGGAGCGATCTTTACGAGGTACAAGCTCGGCCGGTACACCGAAAGCACCGGCAATACTAATTGCATCAGCTAATGTCTCTTCAAAGGGTTGCAACTCTTGAATAGACAAATTGGTACGAAGAAAATCCAAAGGGATATTTGAAATGCCCAAAGGAAACTGCCCCTTTCCCACTCCATAGGTTTTGTTATGCTCTTTCAAAATCTCTTTTTTCTCATCAGGAGTCATTGCAATTGTACCTGTTTCATCCTTTTTGGCAGAAATCAGCCACCCCAAACCTCCACGTTTAACATATATCACATTTCTGGCATCATAAACTGCAATAAGGTTACTTATAGGCTTTAGCTGAGACTTTAGCCTACTGGTTCCACGTAAGAAACCCACTCCCGGGTATAAATTAGGAATGCCCTCACGATCATGTAATATCTGCTTAGATGGAATATGAATACCAGCACTGAAACCAAAACTCAAATTATAGTAATCTACTATTTCTTCAATTTCAGCAATACCAAACAATGGAATATTATTA